AAATTGCATTGACACATGTTAGAGATTCGCTACAATTCTTACAAGATTTACAAGATGCAGGATACGCAGGTAAATCTAAAACATGGGCAGGAAATGTAGGTAGTTTATTAGGATTAAAAGGGAAAGCAGCTGTCATGCAACCCGCAGTAAAACCGCCAACCTTTGTTGCTTCTAACGAAGCAGTATCTAATCAAAGCGTTGCAGGGGCTATAAGAGATGTTGATCTACAAACGCGTGCTATAACAGCTAGTGTAGATACCCAGATGAGTAAATTAAAAGAAATTCAAGATTATTATGGCACAGGGACTAGAGAGACATTAGTTCAATTTGGTTCATTAGACAAGGATATTGCTAATAAACTTGATGCATCGTCTATTGAATTTATATCAGGATTAACAACAACTATTGCCGGACAAACTGATAAATTAAATCAGGCGGCCAATAATAACCAACCTACTGAAGAATATGTAAAAGCATTGAATAACGCAGTGGCAACTAAGACAGCTTATTTAGAAGGTCTTGCTGCAAATAATCCTGCAAATGATATGGCAAATTTTATAGCATATTCTAAAGGTGCAGGTAAAAATATTAGTGCTGTACTCGGTAAGTTTAGTGGCCTTAGTGGTGATGTAGTTGATACAATGTCAGCTGCTCAGAAATCAACACTAATGGCAATGTCTATACTACGAGTTGATTTAAAAAATAAATTAGCTGCTGAACAACAAGCTGGTGAATCTACTGTTGATACAACTAAGAAGTTGAAAGATCTTGATGACGCTACAAAAGACTTTGGAGATTCTGTAACTGAAGCTGCCAATGCTGCACGAGACGCTGGTAAGGCGTTTTCAGAAAGTATTACATCAATATTTAAAGATGCATTCAAAGGTTTATTAAACCAAAATAAAGATGAAGGTAAATCTGTACTTGGTACCTTTGGTAGCAAATTAATGGCTGGTATTAAAGATCAAGTAGTTAATATGTTTACTGATTCGTTTACTAATACTATCGGTCTAGGCAAGGGCGGTCCACTATCTAAAGCATTTAATAATGCAGGTAAAGGTATCTCATCTATGTTTAGCGGTATTGGTTCTGGTGTTAAAGATATCTTCACAGGTAATATGACTTGGGATAAATTCACTGGCGGAATTAGTAGTTGGTGGAATGGTATGACCAGTTCTACTGATATTTCTAATATGTCACCTGAAGAAATTCAAATGTCTGCCGCTGAGAAGTTCTCTGCAGCTGTTGATAAATTTGCTGGCGGTGGCGGTGGTGTTGCAGGTAATGCGGCAAAAGCAGCTAGCAGGGGAGGCATTGGTGATATGATATCAAGCGCTCTACCGTGGCTAGCAGGCGGTGCAGGCGTAGTTGGTCTTGGTGCGTTATTATCAGGTAGCGGAAAAGGCAGCTGGAAAGAAGGCATATCAAGTCTTGGCTCTAACTTTGGAGCTAAATTTGGAGGAGGGACTTCTGATAATGGCAATCCTACTGAATTATTAAATCCAGTTACGGGAGCATTTGACAAAGTAGGCTCATTTACAGCAGATGCAACAGCTGGCATCAGACAGATGATTTCTCCAGATACCGCTACAGCGCTAGGAGATGTATCTACAAAATCTATTACTCAATTAGGACAGTCTATGCAAAATAGTTTGCCTGCAGCTGAAGTAACTGGATTATGGGATATTCTATTGACACCTATTACATTTTTGTTTAAATTACTTAAAACTGGATTTTTAGGTATAGTAGGCATGTTTACTGGTGATAGCTTTGGTGCTGGTACGAGTAGTGGTAAAGGTGATAGCGGCAATTGGTCTAGCGGAGGCGCAAATAGTTCTTCGGGCGGTGATCCTTTCTCTGGAATGTTTGGACAAAAAGCTACAGGCGGTCGAATCTCCGGTCCAGGCACAGGAACTTCAGATTCTATCCCTACATTATTATCTAATGGTGAATTTGTTATTAATGCTAAAGACGCTAAAGAAAATATGGCGTTATTAGAATCAATTAATAATGGAAAAGTTATCAGAAGATCGGCAGGCGGTATTATCGGATCTGTAGCAGGAGTGACAGGAGCTGTTGGGAGCTTAACAGGGAGTAGCAAGCTTGGCGGTATTGGCGGCATTGTAGGTGCATTAGGTAATTTAGTAAGAGCGTTTGGCGGAGACCCTGCTGATAAGCTTTTAGCTGCAGCAGAACACTTAGAAGCGGCTGCAACAGCGTTAGAAAATGCTGTTAATTTAGGCGGTCTTGGAAAAGATGGCACACCTGGAAAAGCCTTAAATAGTGCTATGAATATGGATAGCTTAATGAGTAATGCTAAAAATTGGTCTAGTGGCGGTATGATGGACAGTATTAAGGGCTTCTTTAGTAATGGCATGAATTCACACGGCATGGACGCACTTGGTGGTCAGTCTTTTGGTGTATTACAATCTGATGCTAATCATAATGCAGGAAGTTATGGTGTATTACAGTCAGATGCAAATTCATCTATTAATGGTGCAGATCCTGGAAATAGTTTTGGCGTGATGCAATCTGATGCTAATTCAGGGGGATTCTTTGAAGGCATAATGGATTGGTTTAAGAATATTGATTTTTCTAGCATGTTTAGCGGTTTCGCTACTGGCGGTCAGATCAGAGGTGCAGGATCAGCAACCTCAGATTCTATTCCAGCAATGTTATCTAATGGTGAATTCATTGTTAACGCTGCGGCTACCGCAAAGAACTTACCTATGTTACATGGAATTAATAATGGCGAAGTTGAGCATCACTTCTTAGGCGCATTAGCAGGTGTTATGTCTATTGCAAGCTCAGGTATGAGCATTGGGCAACAAGCCGCGTCTATGGCAGACGGTGGCGGAGGTGGCGGTGCAGGTGGCATTATGGGTATACTTTCAAAGATACTTGGCCCACTGTTCAAAATGATTGGACCATTAGCTAAAATATTCCCCGCAATCGGAAACTTATTCGGTGGTGGCGGTATGCTTGGAAGTCTATTTAGTAGTAGTGGAGCTAGTCCATTAGGTGCCGCAGGTGATGCATCATTAGGTAGTATGTTCTCAGGTTCAAGTCTTGGATTATCATTTGCTAAAAACGGTGGATTGTTCTTGGCAAGTGGCGGTATGGTTACAGGGCCGGGTACTAGTACATCTGACTCTATACCAGCTATGTTATCTAGTGGTGAATATGTAATACGTGCATCAGCTGTTTCTAAGCATCGTGATTTGCTACATCAAATCAATAGTGGACAAGTGCCAACATTTGCCACAGGTGGTGTAGTAGGTGCAGCTGCTCCAGTAATGGCAACTCCAACAGCCAGTAATTTTAAATCAGTAACAACTACAGCAGGCGCTAATAAAGGTCAACAAGTAATAAATCTCAACATAACTGGAGATATCTCTAGACAAACCAAATCAGAGATTTATAAAATGATGCCTTCTATTGCAGATGGTGTTAATTCTCAAAATAAAGAAACAGGATATAAAAGATAATGATATATGGTATCTGGGACGGGACTAAAGTTATTGCTTCTTTTGTTGTACCAACGATAGTAAGAAGTAATCAACCAACGTTTTCATCAGATACCCTTTCATTAAAAAGAGTAACCTATAGACGCACAGCACAAAGATGGGAAATAGACTCGAAGCTATTTCCCCTTCATATGACCGCGCAAGACTTAATGGTTAGTTTTATAGTGAACGGGCACGGTGAAACAGTTCAAGCGGTAATGCCGCAAAATGTAGGTGCAAAAGCAGCAAAGACAATGACATTTCAAATAGGGACATCGTCAGCTGCTAGTGCATATGATTCAACAGTAACAATTGGGGCTGTAAGTAGCGGTAACGGAAAAGTAATACCTAAAGGTACATTTATTAGGTTTGCAGATCCATCACATACCAAAGTGTATATGTTAACTGCTAATGCTACTATTTCAAGCACGGCACCGACTACATTATATGTGTACCCACAATTAAGAAAAGCTGTACCTTCGGGTACAATTATAAACTATCAAGATGATGTTATCATCAATTTAAAATATGACACAGATACGGTTATCGGAATGGTATATGAAGATGGTATACTAATGGATAACGGTGTGATTAAACTTATAGAGGCAGTATAATGATCTCATTCACCCCTAATATAACAAAAGCATTAAATAGTGATGCAATCGAGTTTTTCTCATTAGTGAGAATAGAAAGAGCTGCACATGAAGTAGATCCAATACCTATTAATTTATATGCAACTACTAGCCATTACAATGATATTCAATTATTAGTAAATGGAAGTCCTTCAAGTAAATATAACTATATTGCTGATGGTACATTATATGCAGTAGATCCTCCTCAAAACTCTTCAGTAGTTGACAGAGAGCAATATAAGATTGCATTTGCAGACCCTGACTTTTCAAAGCGAGGTGCAACAGAGGATAGCCTTGTAGGTAGAGTTGTTGAGTGTAGATTAGGATTTGTTGATTCAGATCCTAGTTCTCCTACTCACGGTAAACCTTTCTTAAATATAGACGATACTATTGTAGTGTACAGAGGAAGAGTAGATGGTGTCTCAGCTAGCATAAAGGCGGGAGGCTTAGGTGAAAGCATATTACAAATAACAGGCTCAAGCCCAATGCGTAATTTAGACATGAAGAAGCCATTCTTCCTGAGTCGTGAAAAGACTAAACAAAGAGAACCTCTTGATACTTCGTGCGATCAAATTTATGAAGGCTCTACTGGTATAATTGTCAAGTGGGGTAGAAAATAATGGCAGCGATTACAAGCTTAGTTTTGGCAGGTATTTCCTTGATCTTATCTGTAGTTCAGATGATTATGGTTAAGAAGCCAAAAGGCCCAGATATGTCCGGAGTAGAAGCTCGTAAGGGTTACGAAATGGTTGTAGAGGGCAAACCAGATAATTTAGCGGTAGTATACGGCAGGGCAAAAGTAGGCGGAGTCAGAACGTATCACGCTACATCTGCTGTATTTGAATATGTAACATCTAACGCTAATAAATCATTTGTATCAGGAGTAGAGGGTAACTATTCGGGCAGTATAACAGAGAAAGAATATAGCCCAACTGCAGGTACAAGCGTTACTGTACTTAAAAATTGGCAATCAACAATTAATACCCAGTTGGATGAAACTCTCCAAGGTAAGAGAAATGAATTTCTATTTTTTGAACAGGCTATTTGTGTAGGTGAAATTAATGCAATTTATGATGTAATCGTAGATGAATCTAAATATTTAACAGATCCGAGTTTAGGCACGTATGGGAAACCGCAATATAGTTCTAGTTATGATAATGAAAATTCACCTGAAGCGTATAAATGGCAAGATGTAACAAAACCTCGAGCCGCCTTTAGAATAGATCTACATTACGCTACAGCTGATGCAGTGAATCCAGCTGATCCCGATCTTGATAGAGTACCTATTGGCTATGGTGTCGCTAACTCTATATTTACAGCTAATTTTGCTGACAGAAGAACAGCTACTTTTACAGGAATGTCGTATGCAGCTTGCGTATTTAGACTTGATAAAGATGACCCACAATTTACTCAAACGCCTAATCTGCAATTTTTAGTAGAAGGTAGAAAAGTACGTAAAATCAGTAGCGGTGGTCAATTATTAACAGAAAGAGTTTACACAAATAATCCAGCATATTGTTTATTAGACTATTTAATGGATGAAACTTTTGGTGGAAGTGTACCTGTAGATGAAATTGATTTAAATTCTTTTTATCAAGCCGCTCAAGTGTGTGATACTGTTGTATTTCCGAATGCAATTGCAGGTGGCCGTATTTGGAATCCCTCAGAACCCGGCTCACGTAATGGGGAAGATGGTAACGGAAAACGCAATGTACGCTTATATGAATGTAATATCTTAATTGATACTGACAAAGCGCTTCGTACCAATGTTGAGGAGATATTAGCGACAATGTCTGATGCACGATTAGTTTGGTCACGCGGCCAATACAGACTATTATTGCAATACACAAATAACGCTGATTATAATTTAACCGTTGCAGCCACTTTAACAGATGAAGATCTCGTATTAGATCAAGATGTTGAAATAACATATCCATCTGCAAGTGACAGATACAATTGTTGTACAATTAAATTTCATAATGAATCTAATGATTTCAAACAAGATGCTGTAAATTGGCCACATAAGACAACTGACAGCACACTGCGGGGTTTTGGTGGAATTAAATATCCTCTTGCAGATTTCACATGGAAAGATGAAGGCGCTGGCCGTAGGCTTTTAAATAAATATAGTGTATGGAATAGTACTACTAACCAGATTAATCAGGCAAATGATTACGGTCTTGTATACCACCTAATTGTTAATCCTCATAATGATGGCGATTATTGGAAATTAGACTGCTATGGTGATAATTCTATTGAAGTGAGAATTTATGCTGTTAATGAAGAAACTGGATTTAAAGAGATGTTGCCAGGATTCCCTAAGGTTGCAACATGGGATAATGGAGTAGGAAAAATAACTAACTTATTCTTACCCTCTTGGCATTTGTCCCAACCAAATTTAGAGCGTGTTGACAATGGCAGATATTACCGGATTGAAATAGATGGCGCCAGTATTGGTAACGAAAAAGGCGTAGCTGCTGTAATTTATAATGATACACGAATACTTTGGTCTACACGCGAGATAGCGTATCAAGGCGTACAAAGACTTGATTATACAGATGAAATATATCAACAAATGAAGCAAGAAGATAATGGTCTTGAGTTAGAGCTAGAGACATCTTTTGCTGGAATTGTAGATTATTATCATGCTTTATCTAAAGCAGAAGAATTGGTTAAAACTAGTAGAACAGCTTACACAATTAAATTCAAGTATGTTATTAGAAATAAATATTTAGAACCTGGCGATTATATCATAATAGATAGTGAGACTTTAAATATTCGTTCATTAGCCAGTAATGTCCCTATTGGTGATCGTCACACTTACTTTAGAATTAACTCTGTAAAGATATCAGAGAGTAATACATGTGAAGTGGTAGCTCAAAAATTCCATTGGACGCAATTAGCGTGGACTGTTGCAGATGGTGAATACATCAGACCCACAAATAACTATTTAAAAGCCATAGCAGCTCCTAGCGATATAGCTTTATTTAGAGATGCTTACGGTCAAAATACATCAGGCACTTTAAGATGGTCGGGCGCTAATGAACCTGATTTCCTTAGCTATGTTATTTATATGTATGAAGGAGGTTCAGTAGTTGGTACAGCTACTCCGGAATTCCATGAAATTGGAAGATCAACTGTAAATGAGTTTCGACTGCCTAAGTTAAATGTTAGCAGTGCTATTTTTGCTGTAAGAACTCAGACTAGAACTGGTTTTTCTATTTACGGATATACTAGCACAACAGAAGCCGAAGTGTTTGATACAGACACATATGGCTTTCTTGGATTGATGTTCTCTAATGTTGCTAATCAACTATCTTGGACTGCTTTTAGTGTTTATAAAAATGGCACAAAGCTTATTGATATTAGCGGTGGTTCATATACAGCTACTGCAAACTATAATGATAAATTATACATTTATTTTGACACAATCGTAAGATTTTCGTATGATATTAATAGCTTCAGAAATAAACGTTTATTAGGAACTTATGTATTCGGTTCAGTAGTGCAAATGCAATTAAGTTCTGTATATGCCCCTACTTCTATAAATATCTTAGGAAGAACAGATACAACTTTTAATACAAGAGATGCTGAAATTGTATGGAGCAACAAAGCTGAAGAGCCTATTCAACCTAGCCGTTATTTAGTTCAAATTTCAAATATTGATAATGTAACTAAAAAGTCTTATACAGTAGATACGCCTTCGTTTAAATTTACATATGACATGAATAAGGAACTGTTTGTAACAGCTTCCAGAATATTTAAAGTGAGAGTTTATAGTATTGATGCGTTAGGTAATATGACTCAAGGTTATATTGAAGCTACTGTTGAGAATGCTGCACCATCTGTTACACAATTCAGTGTATCACCTAGCTTCAGAACAGCATTGGCTAAGGCAACCTTGGTATCAGACAGTGATATTACAAAGTATGTATTTAAGAAATATAGTCAAGCGGTTGGTGGAACGCCTGTAATTGTAGAGACACTAAACAATTATGCTAATATTGAAGCGACAGAAGGTGTTGATTATTGGTATACGGTTACTGTGCATGATGAATATGGCGCAGGTCCAGAGAGCGCTCGTGTATCAACACAATCAGTTAGTTTTTCTGGAACAATGAATACTGGTTCTATCTTTATCTATACACGTTCAGCTACTTCACCATCTGTACCTAGTGTAAATGTTACATATACATTTTCTACTAAAGCTGTAACAGGGTTAAATAATAATTGGGCATTAACAGCTCCTACTGGTACTGATCAATTATATATGAGCATGGCGTCTGCATTATCTTCAGAGCTTACAGATACTATTTTACCTACGGAATGGTCTGTTCCAGTTAAATATGAAATTAATGCTGTTAATTACCGTAGTGCAATGGTATATGCGTATCAAAGATCAGCAACAGTATTGACAACCAATCCTGGAGATGTTACATATGATTTTACTAGTAATGCTATTACTACAGTTAATCTTTCTAATGAATGGTTAAAAGCTATTCCTAGTGGTTCAGATCCGTTATATATTATAACAGCTATTGCTAATAGTCAAACCAATACAGACACCATATCTGCAAATGAATGGTCTACACCGGTAATATTGGCTAAAGATGGTGCTAAAGGTGAAAGTGGTTTAAACTCTGCTGTATTTGGCATTGATAATGCATCTTCTACGTTTAATAAAAATGCTGCAGGAATTCTTAATCCAGCAACTGGTATCGTATTAACTACTAGTTATCAAAACATAACTGGAACTATTACATATCAATGGCAAAAGAATGGTACAAATATTAGTGGTGCTACAAGTAGTTCGTATACTGTACCTACAACCGATTATGCTAGTGTAACAACTAATGCGTATAAATGTATAATTACAGGAACTATAAATGGTACAACAAGCTCATTAAATGACACAATAACAATCCCACTATTAGTTGATGGTTCATCTTCACCTGTAGTCGTTTTGTCTAATGATAATATTACAGTACCTGCCCCTAATACTGGTTATGCCGGAATTAACTTTAGCAGTGCTGGATGTTCTGTACAAGCGTATATTGGTACTA